CTGCACCTATTATTAAAGTCGTACCGTCATTATTAAATGCAAGGGAACTGCCAAACTTATCACCTTCCTTAATCAACTCTGCAAGTTGATCCGCAGATAATATTCCTGATGCAAGTGTGGACCCGTCATCTTCTATACTAACGCTACTTGGAAGAGATACATTTGTGTTTACTGAATCTAGTTTGATCCAATCATTGCTTTCAATAGATATAGTGCTACCATCGCCTTGATTGTCTGCAAGTGCTTTCCATAAGTTACCATTGTAGAATACAATCGATCCTTTAGGATAGTAACTTTCTACAGAAACAGTTCCTGTGCCATCACCTCTACCTGTTGATACAAACTCTAATCCTGGAGTATTAGTTAATGCTCCTAGTGACATAAAGTCTGTAGTTCCTAATGTTTCAATTGTGTATGTACGGCCTGCAAGTATTTCTGTTGCTGTAAGTGTTCCACCTGGCTGATATATGCCTCTGTAATCTTTGTTCTGAATTAGTTCCCAGCCGCCTGCTGTTGTATAATTGTAAAGATAAACTCTACCCTTTGTATCATCCAATCCAGGAGCACTTACCGCCATTGTATACCCTGTGGCTGTTTGTGCTACAGTAATTTTACTACCAAAAAGTTTATCACCGTCTGCTCTTGGACTTACAAAACTTTCTACATAATTCCATTGTTGAGCACTATAACTATACAGCGAAATCATACCTTGGTTACTATAACCTTCATTAGATCCACTTTCTAAAGCATTGATGTTGAATGTTTGTTCCCAGTCTTCTGTATAAACATTAATACTGCTGCCATCGCCTATAATAGTATTTTTTGCTTTCCACAATTGTCCTTCATACAATACAATATCATTAGCAGAATAATTTTTATATGTGCTAAACATACCTTGATAATTTGATGGTACTCCTGATGCATTAGGTGAACCAACAATTAACCATTTGTTGTCTGGTGTTGTTGCAAGTTCTTCTCCATATGTATTTGTGACTGCTGTAGTAAATCCTGTTGTTAGTTGCAATAATTGTTTAACTGCTAAACCATCTGAAGTTTCAACATAAACAACAGTAATACCTGAACCTGGCATTGATGCTATAGTTTGATTTAATGATTCTAAGTATAATACTTTCTTACCAGTATGCTTAGGATCTGTACTTCCATATGCAGTAATCTTTTTAGCACTAAATTGTTTTCTCTTTTCAACAACTTCCCACTTATTACTTCCGTTATTATCTATATACAATTTAGATTTTCTATCTAATAATGCTGTTTGTTCTAAATCTAAAGTATCATAACTTGCAAATCTAGCATTTGTTAACAAGATAGGATATGTTAATGTGCTAGGTTCAAAGTTTACATCTGCTGGTGGTTTTTCGGTTTCAAAACTTATAGTAAAATTAGTTACTTCAGTAATTTTATGAAAGCCGTCAATATCGCCAAACGTTTTAAATCCAATAAAGTCATCTGCATTTAAATTATGTCTTTTTGTAAAAGTGACAGTTACTTTATTTTTATCTGTAGTGATGTTTGATATAGGCAATTCATTTGCAAAGTTAATACGCAATACAGTCCAATCACTATCATCAAAAGTTACCCATATATGATCGTTATTAAGTACCCCTGTAATGTCTATGTTTACTATATCATCTCTGGTCTGTACAACATATTTTGTTTGGTCGACTTTAACATATCCTGCCGTTCTAAGATATTGTTTTTCAACAGTAGTAGGATTAATATTAGTTGTAAAAGGTATAGGTGCAAAATAAAAATCACTTTGATTGATTCTATAATATCTATCAAGCTCAGCAACGTTTTTAGTATTAGTAACTAATAACGGCTGTGGATTAAGAACAAAATTATCTGTATCTAATTTAATTTCTACTACTTTAGTTTGATCTGTGCCACCGAGCTGTCCAACTTTGAATGCCCATTCTTCTTTTAAATTTACTCCTTCGTTATCAGTTCTACCAAGTTTGTTAAATATTTTAGTAAAAGAATTATTTGTTCCTTTTTCTCTAATAAATCCTTGATATAATCTAAACTGTGTTACACTATCTTCAGATAGGTTTTGTAAATAATCTCTTGTTTGATAGCCAATTGTATGTCTTGCTAACTCTCTTTGACTTTGTGACAGTCCTTCAGTATCAACATCAAAATAATCTTCCATTTGATTTATTTTAAAATCAAAGTTAGGAACTAATTTTTTCTCAGGTGTTGAGTCAAGTACTGTCCAATTAATAGCATTAAATTCTTCATCGCTTGTATGATTACGTTTACTAGTGTAGTTGACACCTTGGTAATTTATAATGTCGCCAAGTTTATAATCAGTAAACGGCTGCCAAGATATAATATTAACATTATCAAATAAGAATCCCGGGCTAGTATAATCGCCGTCCCAGTCTACAGTTCTAAACCCTTGTACTTTAATTCTTTCTTGTCTATATCCAGTTGGTTTATCAAAAATTACATCATTGAAAACTGTTCTATCATTAAAAATAGCAACATGTTCTTTAAGAACATAATTTAATTTTAGATAAAAAAGTCCTCTAGTAGTTTCATTTATTGTAAATGTGAATGTTTGGAATTCTCTGTTGACATCAAAGTTTTTAATTTCCATCGGTTCGCCATTATCAGTCAATACATTATAGTCATAAAAACTATCAAGTATATTATCAACTACTCCGATCGGTACAGTAACTTTAAGTTTTTCAGCGCCTGGGCTTACTGCAAGTAATGATCCAACTGCCCATTCATTACGTGTCCAGAACATAAATTCTTTAGCAGCAGTTGTAAAGTCTTGCATTGCTTGATTATCTGTACTATAGTTTTCAAAAATAAACCCTTGTACTTTTAGATAATGCTCGTATCCTAGTAGGAAATCTACAACCTGTTGAACTGTGTTAAATGTAGTTCCATAACTTACATCTTCAGTAGCGAATTGATTGAAGTTTCTTCTGCGCTGTGCAGTTGCAGCACCTACTATTGGTAACTCTGGTAACTTAGTCCAATTATCTGTTTCAAATTTATCAGTGCTTGTATGAGTTAACTTTGCTCTATAAAACATACTTCTGTACTGAGCTATTGCTCCGTTGTTGTAAAGTTGATCTTCGGTCCAATTTACAAACGTTGCACTAACTCCGCCTACAGATAATGTTGGATCTGCTTGATTTGGAATTGATTTATAAATCCTAAAGTAAGGATGTACATCATCGTAACCGTTTACTATCCAGCCACCTTCTGTTTTTTCAAATATAATTCCGCTGTAACTAACAGTTTGTATTGGAGAAGAAACATTAAAGAATATGTTATAATTTTCTTCTGGTATGAATATACTTGAACTTGCAGCAGCAGGACTTTTAGAATCTAGCAAATATTTTTGTTGAGTCTTATCAACAAAACCATTTAACCTACTAGTCAATCTTACATTAATATTTGATAATAAACTTTGTGCAGTTGCAATAGGCTTACCTGATGAAAGCAAATAACTACCTATATAGAATGCTAAACCACTTGTAATATCAGTACTGCCTGTAACAGGTAATACTATTTCATCAGGTTTAATAAAAATTCCTGTACTCTTACTAATAATTTGATCTGCAATATTTCGTTTTGTTTTGCTTCTATCAAAGTTTGCAACAATATATTCAAACGGACGAAGTAGGCACAATGCCATTGTTACAACAAATGGAAATTCTGAACTGCTTCTGTAAGCATATTCAGTAGGCGAAATATCACCTAGTTTGAAACTTCCTTTATTATTTGTTAATGTAAAGTTTGTTGCTAATCCACTATCAAGAGGACTTAATAATTCACCGTATTCATTTACAGGTATATGTCTTAATATACTTGTTCTAGCATATCTTTTATATGTACCTGCTCTTTCGCCTTTTCTAATAATACCGTCTCTAATATCTTCCCAAAGAATTAGGTTTCCACTTGTATACGGTGCTTCACCGTATTGTGTATCCCACCAACTTGGCTTTTCACTAAACCCAAGCATTTCCCAAGGACAACGATGCGGTCTATCTGTATCATAGAAATAGTTATAAGCACCTCTCCACCATCCTGGTAAATTTTCATCACCATCTGGTGTTGTCATATTAGAATAGGTATATGTAAATGTTTCTGTATCTTTTAGGTATGTGTTAGCAGTATAAGCAAGATTAGTATTTGCTACCCATTTTAAAAATTCTTGGCTTGCTATTGCATCAAATTCTGCTTTTGTAAATACTGAATTTTTATAATAACCTCCAAGATTAGCATCTATATCAAATACACTAGGTTCATAAGATTGTTTAATATTATTATAAATTCTATATTCTAATTCTAATAAAACATCATCACGGAAATCGCCATACGCAACAGTAATACTACCATCGTGACCTTGTATAACTTCTGTAGGTACTCTATATGTGTCGTCAATAAACTTCATCGGAGTATACTTTTTGTATAATCCAATTGACGTAGGAGTCGGTGGCACATGGCAAGACGCTGTTGATACGTACTCGCGTATTTCTATACTGTCACCTTGTATTAAATTGCCTAGTATAGTTAAAAATGCAAACTCTGAACTAAACGTGTAGTCTTTACCATGCAATAACTGTGTATTATTTTTATACACATATACTGCACGTCTACTTAATGTATCTAAATCAAAAGTATCATTTAGTGAAAATGTCTTTAATCCAGGGTCATCAACTGTATAGTTTATTTTTGTAAATGCTCCTGTACCTAATGTGTCACTATCTGCAAAAGGACTTGCTGAGCTTTTTGTTTTTGTTAATTGTTCAAAAATAGCATCTACTAAATCTGGTATGCTTGATGTGTCATCAACTTCAAAAGATTTTTTTATAAAATTTTCTTTGAATAACGAATACTGTTTTTTAGCATATTGCAATGATTTAACAATATTAATTTCTTTGTCTGCAAGCATCAATAATGCTGACGCTGCAACGCCTGAATGTTTTAGAAATCTTTTTGCGTTTACAGTAAAGTCTGAAATATCTCTTAAATTAGATACTCCTGGAAGTACACCAGTAAATCTTGTGTCAAATTCTAATGCTGTTTTAACATGATCAGCCGCTTGCCCAAGAGTAAAAGTTTTTAGTGTTTCATTTAACGGATTTTTTTCTAATCCTACAGGAATTTCATAGTAACCATTTTTAGGAATTATTTCGCCAACTACTTTAATTGTAATAATATCGTTAGGTTGAAACACAGTAGTAAAAGTAAACTGGTTTCTATCACGTGTATAAGATTCTTTTAATTCATCACCATTTCTAAAAAATATAATTTCAACAGTATCATCTATATTATCAAAATCAATAATATCAGTTTGTACAATGTTTGTAGCATCTATAATTGTAACGCTATCAACAATAGGCTGTAAGTATTTAGATTGTGTTCTAACCCAACCATTTTCATATTTGCCGTTTACCTGATAATAATGTTTATTGGTGTTATCAATAATTGCCTGTTGGTTAATTGTGTATGTAAATTGTTCAGTTTCCCAACTCCAATCAAATTCTATATCACCTACATTATCAATATTTTGATAAGAAATACTTATACCCAATTCGTTGTCAACTGGTCCGGTACCTTGTTTATAACTAAAAATTTTGCTTCCTGCAAAACTACTTACTGGATACGTATTTGAATTATCAAGTGCAACACCTGTTTCATTAAAACTGTCAAATAAAGGTGCTTGGTTTACAGTTGTTTTCTCTTGACTCTTTTTCCAAGATGTGCCGTCAAAGTAAAACTGCTTACCTGAATTAGAAGTACCTCTACTAGCAAGAACACATTCATTGATTGTTGGTTTGGAATCTGTAGTTTCTTGTAAAGTAATCTGTCTTGTTCCGTTGTGGACAATAAACTTAACTTCGTATATTTTGTTGTTTGCAAGATTATCATCATCTGCTGTAACAAGTACTCTTGCGCCTTCAAAAAGAAACTCACCGTCTACACTATATCCTGTACTACCTTCAATAGTTGAAAATACATCTTTTGTATAATCATCAATATAATCAACTGAGGCTTTTGCAATTGTTCCTTGCTGGTAAAGTTTTATACCAGGATGAAATTCAATAATTGGTCTCTTTGCTCTTGCTGTTTCAAGACCATCAAAATCACTATCTCTATATTTAAATGCATACTCAAGGACACTACGATGGAACCATCTATTATATCTGCTCCACGGATTTGAATCATTACTGCTTCTGTTAATTGTTACATAATCTTTATTTGCAGGATACAAAGTTGCATCGTCAAAAGGTTGTGAATCAAACCCTTCATTATCAAATAATATTTCAGGAGTGTTTGCACTAATGTTAGGTGGAATTAGATCAGCAAATCTTATTAGCGTTATTTCTTTTCCTATTCCTTCAACTAGCCATGTGTCTGTAGCATACTTTTCACTTTCAACTTGTCCACGGAATTCAACTACCATTCCGTTTGATAGTTCTACTCCATTAGCACTTTTATAATAAGTTTTTCCTAAAATTTCTTTTTCAACATTAATTGCTGTATTACTTTCAATATCAGCAATAATAAATCTGCCTAGTCTATTAGGATCTGTTTCACTTTGATAAAAAAGTACATCTGGAGCATTTAAAGGAACTGTAAATGTAAGTGTGCCTACTTCAATACTATTATTTGTAACTCCGCTATTATAAATTAAACTGTTAAACGAAGCGTTGCTATCAACTAGTTCCCAGTCTTGACTATCTAAGTCTATCGAACTTCCGTCTGCAGGACTAACTTCTTCTTTTGCTCTCCAAAGTTTTCCATCAAATGCTGCTAAGTCACCTGGAAAATAAGTTATTAATGGGTCAAAATTTAAACTACCAGTATCATAATTTGTTCTTAGTGCAAAAGGCTCGCCTGGTGAGTTAATAGTAAACTTATATGTTTGACCTCTGTATAAAGTAAGTGTTGGATTGTTTGTAAGTCCATCTGGAGTAAACACCCAAGAAGAACCAATCCCTTGATTAACTTTATATGTAGATTGAATATCCTGTGTTTGACCAAAGATAGCCACCGTAGGTGGACCAGCAGGTACCCAATAGTATTCTCTATAATTTATAAACTTATCCCAGTCTATAGGTGGATTCCAACTATAATGCTCTTGGAATGTAGTTTTATCATCTCTTTCGTTTGAATTACCAAAGAAAGTTTCAATATTTTTAAAATCTAGATAATCGTAAAACTTAGTTACAACCTGATTGTTTTCAACTGTAACGCCTGGCTCTAACTGATATCTACTTCTTAAAGTATCGTCAGTATCTAAATATACACTATTACCGTTATAAGTTTTGCCAAATCTTCTACCAACATATCCTGATAGTTTATCCAATGCACCTGGTTGTACAAGAGGATCAACTACTCCTGATAGAAATTTGTCATTAGCGTCTGTTCTAAAAGTTTCTGGAAGAAGCTCGGAACTTTTTCTAATAGGTAACTGACTGTTAGGGTAAACCTTATCTACCATTAGTAACTAGAACCTCCGCTGCTAGAACCTGTAGTACCTGTACTCGTAGTGCTTGTGTTTGTAGTTGTAGTTGTACCTGTACTTGTGCTTGAACTTGTTGTGTTTGATTGTGAATCACTTTCTACTGTTCCTGTGCTTGATCTAATTTCAGCGGCGGTAATGCTAGTAACAATTTTGATGTCGTCTACTGTTGCACCACTTACAAAAATTTCATCTGGGTTGCTTTGTATTTCAAAAAGACTGCCAAATGATTGTGCTGATGATCTAGGTAAAATTACAAAGTTAGTAACATCAGGTGCTACTGTGTTAATAACGTAGGTTGTTAATTCACTTAGATAGAATCTGTCACCAAAATCCCAGTTTTGAATTTCAAAGAATCTGTTTATTGCTGTAACAATTCTTACTTTTAAATTGTTATCATTAATTGCTTTATCTGAATTTTTAACTACTTTGAATTCGGCCTGTAATTTAGTTGCTGCCTGAGAACCAAATAATACTTTATATTTCACAGGGTGATAAATTACTTCATCACTAATAGTTTTAATTTCATTTAGATTAGCACCAAATTCTATTCTTAAACTATCTGTTGTAGGAGCATCAGGTTCTGTTGTTGCACCTGCAAGATAATTTCTATATGCAGTATCGTAATTTTTAGTTAATAAAAATAAATCAACAATGTTAGTTACGCTAGGATCGATTCTTCTATTTTCACTAGCAGCATGTGTGTATTGAAATTTTAAATTTCTTCTACCTATATATGCAACATAGTTACTGTTTAATTCAAGTATGTTAGTTGTTCTATTAACTGTTTTAACTACATCTTCAGCAATGTCACTAAAATAAATTAATTGACCATTAGTGTAATCATTTACATTAACATCTGCTTCTTTATCTCTTATAATAATTGTACCTGTACTATTATCAAAAAGATTTAATACGTCTGTACCGTATTCGTCTACTTTTCTTTCAAAGAACAAATAGTTTAACTCAGAATCAGCACCTGCAACTTGTATAAATGAATCAGGATCGTCAATAACACCATCGCTATCGCTATCACTAAAACTTAATTTTATTTCTTTGTTGCTTTCATACCCGTCATCAAACGATATAGTATCTGTGATTTCAAATTTATAATCTCTGCCTAATGCTGATGCAGTAGTTGTTTGACTATTAATACCTAAAATATTAACAATATCTTTTGCAATTTTTCCTGTCAAATTATTGTAAGCAATTTCGTTTTTATCAAAATAAAACCTGTTTTGCTCAACACTTCCAAATACATAATTTAATGTTCTAATTCTAATTACATACTGATCGTTTTCTTTTACAAATGCAAACAACCAAGAACCATCAAGATTCTCATTTGTTATATCACCTGCCTTACCTAAATTAAAGTTATTGACTAAATCTAAGTTTTGATTTTGTATAATTTTCCATGAAGTGTCAGCAGTATCATATCTTAAACCAAAGTTTAAACTTGCAAACATAAGGTTAGTAATTTCTGTTTCAAGTGCTACACTCAAATCGTTAACAAACTTTGGAACAATACTATTTGCTATTGCGCCTTCTGGAATATTTTCATTAAAAGTAATTGGTCCTAATCCGTTTGCAAGAGCACCTCTATTAGCATTTGTACCATCTCCTATAATTGATTGTACTTTGGCCCAAATATAAGTTGAACTTCCTGTATGATCTGCGGTGCCGGCCATCAATTTATTATTTTGATTTGTCATAAAGTGAAAACCATCAGGGGCAGTAAATTTAATTGTTGACCCAACAGTAAGGAATTTTAAACTACTCGTTGAGTATGTGCCAACTTTAAGTAGACTGTTATCAATAGTGTTTGTAAAATAACCAGTTCCGCTATTTAAATCGTTAGTAATACTTTTCCACACTGTTGTTTTTTCACTAAATGTTACTCTTTCATATTTGGTAATGTAAAAATTATATAAGTCTTTATCAGTAAATGCACCTTCAATGTTTTGCCTTATGAAATTGATAATTTCAGTTTTGCTTGTGAACTTTAAAAATAAACTTCTTTCTGCTTCTTGTCTATAAATGTATCCATCATCAGCAAAAACATTTACTGCACTATATTTTCCGCTTGCATCTACAATGTCATAATTTCTACTAATACCACTTGAAGTTCTGTTTACTGCTTTTATTTTTAAAATGTTTTGAGAACTTGCTAACGGAGCAAGATTATAATCTTCTCCAGTAACCATTCTGTTTTGTGTATAATAAAGTGCAGGAGCATTTTGCCTAATTGTATCAGTACTTTCTGTTGCCGCTGCATTATTAACAGTATATTGCAAACCTAAGTTTACAGTAAGTGTATGTGCAATACCTGATTTATTTAAATAATTGATATCGATTGAGATACCTTTCATATCATTAGGAGCAATGGCATACTCGAGTCCATTACTTACTCTGTAATACGTTCTAAAAGATCCTTGCGGTAAATTTCCATATGTGCCATCAGCAAATACAAGATTGACTTTATCGTCAGGTTGTGTAGACACTGAATAGATGTTTCTAATATTACCTACTATACTATTGTATGCAATATTGTTTCCTGTTAGATTACTTACTTTAGCCCATTCACGGTCTTGGCCGCCTGCGCTATTCAAACCAAACAACCAAAGATCATCATTATTAATATTGTTTGTCTCTACAGAAATTGTTTCATTTGTTGTTGGAGTACTAATATCAAAGTCTGCAAACTCTAAACTTCCTTGTTTAAATTGTAAAAAGAAACCTGTGTTTGCACTTGCTGAACCTTTTCCATCTTGTCTGTATACAAACCCTAACTGGTTACCTGGTGTTGGTGCTTCTTCATATATAAATTCTTGTTCCTTAAACGCTGTGCTTACTATTTCAAATGCCATGCTTCTACCAGCAACAGATTTTGAAAAGTTGTATAATGGAACATCATTTGAAGTAGTTCTAAATCTATATTGCTCGGTAGGTATACCTTGTATTGTAGCAGCGCCTTCACTTCTACCAAACTCTGTATTGTCAGACATAGCAGAATTAAGAATTAACACAAACTGTTCTGCCCAGTTACTGTTTGTAGGATCATTCCATTTAACAGTTTGTTGTGCTAAGTTTCTACCATTACTATCAATAATATTTTCTGTAGTTGATATTGTATTAAATTTTAATAAGCCACTAGATCCTATATTTCTTTTTGCGTTGTAGGACAACATTCTAGCAATTCTAAGAACACTTTCTTTACGCTCTGCTAATTCTAAAAAGTTTTCTCTACTTGCTAAATCTAGTCTGAAACTGATGCTTTGGCCTAAAAATGCTACTGCATCAACTAGAGCCATGTACTCAGAACTTTCAATATAGTCATTGAAATCTTCAGGATAGTTTTCTCTTAGATAAGAAATAATTACCCTGCGGATATTTTCAAAATCATAAGACTTAAAATCCGCATTTCTAAACGTTTGATAGATGCGAGTCCAGTCCTGATTTAGTATTAAATTGTTCTGTCTTGACGTTGTGCTCATTAACTATATTCCTATTGTAATATTTAGCCCTTGTAATTAAGTGCTTAGTTTATAACCGAGTTATTTCTATCAAAATTAAAGCGCATTCTTTCAGTTACATTAAATGGAACATACACTACATCTGCTTCAATTCTCATGCCTTGTTCTGTGCTATCAACACTAACGCTTTGAACTACAACTCTAGGGTCATAGTTTATAATAGTTTCTACGTCTTTGGCTATAATATTCTTTACTTCTTCAGTAAACTGTTCAAAGATCATATCCCATATTACAGTACCAAAGGTCGGATTTTCTAACTTTTCACCTTTTCTTATGTAGAAGTTGTTGATAATATCCTGTTTTACCAAGTCAATATCATATAATTTAAATCCGCTTTTTTTGTTTTTTGAAGAGAATCCTCTATATGTAAACGTGTTCGCTCCTGCAGACCCAACACTTGCTTGGTTAACTGCTACTGCTTTTTGATTGTATATTTTTTTCATATACTACTCCTCTTTTGGTTCTCTGTCGGTAAACGTTTCATTTTGTAATGCAGGAGAATTATTCTCATGCAACGGCCACGGCTCATGCATAGGTACTCTTTTCATTATTGTTTTTATTTTTCCGTCAGTGTATTTAAGTTTAGGCCATCCAACAGCAGGATTTGTAAACAATGTTGTATGTAGATGCAAGGCAGTAATAGTTGCTGCTTGACTTGCTTCTTCTGCTTCTCTTGCTTGTGGGCCATTCATGTGTATTTCTGCTGCTGTCTCAGTATGATTGCCACCACTTAAAATATCTGTTGTACCACCGGCTGTATATGCATTGTTACCATCTGTATTCAGATCCAGATTACCAGTAGTTTTTATAAGTGTATCTCCAGATACTTTCAAGTCAAGATCATGTGCACCAACTATTCCATATCCTGTAGCAATTTTTGTAGAGCCTATTACGCTGATGTCTAAAGATCCGTCAACTTTTACACCTTCTGCATTTTCATAATTTCTAGTTTCTATCTTACCATTAGCGCCAATTAGTATGTTTGTGTTGAATGCACTTTCAATTTGTATTCTACCTGATTCATATTCATTTCCGTCTTGTATTTTAGATATAGGATTTCCATCTGCATCTCTTCTATGTAATTCATTAGTTGAAACATATTCAGCAGTTGCTTTCATGTTTATATTTCTTCCGGCTTCAATATTAACATCTCTATCGGCTTTGATGTTTAAATCATTTTCAGTATGCACACTTATACTATCTGCTGCGTACACATCAATTTTACCATTTGATGTCATTTCAATCCATGACGTTCCTCTTGAATTACCAATATAAATTAAGTCTTCTGAGTTATGTAATAGTATCTGATGTCCTGTTCTTGTTCTTAGTCTTGTATATTCATTATAAGGAACAGTTACGTCACCTTTGTCATTTGTTTGAGCTCCTTCAGCATCAGCAAATCTTTTTTCTATAACATCAATATATTTTACAGGACCACTGGCTGCTGGCGTTTGTCTAACATATCTATCATCACCGTCATCCATAACAAACTGTGTGCCGCCAAGTCTACTTACTGCAACACCTATAAGTGATGAATTCTCTGTTGTACCTGTTGTCATTCTTTTACTACCGTCTCTCCAATCTAGAGGTCCAGGAGTAGAAATACCAAAAGCAGCATTAGGAGTTTGTCTTCGAGCTGAAGTGGTAGTAACACCACGAACATCATCTTCTAAAGTTCCTGCTTCAAGAAATCTATCAGCAATAGGATGAACAGGTTTTTTAATTTTATCTGGGTCTTTTTCTAATTCTTCTTTATTAGATATTTTGTTTATCTCACCTACAGGAAGTGGCTGTGTTGTATCAAACTTTTTCTTATCTGCATCTGTTAAATCTACTTGTGTACTTCCCGCTATGGCTGGTACCATATTATTTGCAAAGTTGGGTGGTAAACAGGCGAACCAATATCCTTCGCCAGGATCGCCGTCAACAAAAGTACACATGACTGTTACACCTATATCGGGTGGAACAAACCACATACCATAAGATTTTTGAGTGTCGTTGAAATCCTCATTATTCTTTCCTAAAGCAGGATAAGGTGTATAACCAAAGAATGGAGATGCATAGTTAACTGTATACGTTTGTCTGTCTGCTCCTACATCATTACCTTGTGATTTTAAAAGACTTACACGAAGTCTTCCGTTGAAGGTAGGATCCATGACACTAATAACTTTCGCAAGAATGACTCCGGCGCCTAAATTTACGCCTGCTGTTTCTTTACTAGGTCTTCTTCTTTGTATTGCCATTTTTATTCCTTATTGCGGTCCGTTTTGCGGTCCGTAGTCACCGTCATCACCTGGTAAGTCATAGCCTTCTCCGGGTGGTATAGGCCCTACTGTGATAGTGCCACCAGGATCTGCTACTAAAATTTCTTCGCTTACAGATTCTTTATCTTTTGCCTCGCCCTTTACTTTTACAGTTGAATTACCTTGTTTGCTTGTCTGTAGTTTCTTGCCATCAAAGTCAGTTGGTTGTGCTTGCATTCTAATACATTGTAGCTCTTGCTTAAATGTTCCGCCTTCAAATTTACTAATAACTTTAATTACTCTGTAGATACCACTAAACGGACTCACACCGTCATCGAACTCAAAACCACCAGTTCTTTCATTTATATCTGCTGGTGTTCTAAATGTAATGTATATGTAAAC